CTTTAATTACTTTTTAAATTAAAAACTTTACTTTTTTTATTAAAATTTGTATTTTAAGAATAAAATATTTATACTATGGAAAAAATTAAATTGGAATTATCTCTTGATGAGGTTAATATTGTTATTAAAGGTCTATCAAAACTACCTTTAGAAGAATCGCTTTCCACATTTGCCAAGATAAAAGAAAACGCAGAAGTGCAATTAAAAAAATATTCAGAAAAACAGGGGGTGGACAAGGAAAATTCTTAACTATTCATGTTATGAATTTTCAAACAGGACAAACGATTAATGATGTATTTATATCAGTAAAATTGAACAATAATCCTATTGTTCCAACAGCTTTTGATTATGAAATATTACCTTTAGCTATATAGGTCTTTCTTTGGGGTGCAGTTATCCCTTATAAGTTTTTTCTTATCTATATAAATATTTTTCTTCATATTTATAAATAAATTTATGCCAGAATTTAATGGACAAAGACTTACTAATATTGGGTCTCCAATTTTTGGCAAAGATTCTGTAAATCTGGATTATTTAAACTATAAGCTTGCTAATTTTACAGGAGGAACCACTGGGGGCACTGTTACAGGCAATTATTTGCCTTTAAGTGGTGGAACTATATCTGGAACAACAAACTTCAACAATGGAGCTGTAATTCAATCTGGAGGTACAGATTTATATTCAATATTTTCTACGGGAGGTGGAGGAGGAGCGTCAACGTTTGTTCAGCCAGGGAATAATATTTATACAGGAGGAACATCAAGTAAGCCAGTTATAAATTTAGTTGATTCTCCCTCAGTAAATAATTTCTCTTTTTCAGGTAAGGCTAATGGTGTAAATTTATATGCAACAAATTTAAGTGGAGGAACGATATATAGTGGTAGCACAGATATTAATTCATTGTTTGCTGATAAGATTCACACACACAGTCAATATGCAACTTTATCTGGTGCAAACTTTACTGGAAGTATTCAAAGTGGCGGAACAGATTTGTATAACATATTCTTAAATACTGCTGATGGGAACGATATAACCAGAGTTCAGCCTGGCTCAAACATTACAACAGGTGGAACAGGAAATTTACCTGTTGTCTCTGTTGTTGCTTCTCCTATATTTAACAACATCACATTTAGTGGAACAGCAATAGGAAATGCTTTATCTGCAACAACAATAAGTGGAGGAACATTATATTCAGGAAGTACGAATTTATATGATATTATTTTAGAGTTAAACAATACATTTTCAACCTCTGCAATAACATCTTCTACTGGATATATAAATCCAATAATAGATTATTATGGTGTTAATTATAACGGAAATGTTGATATTGGAATACCAAGCGCGACAGGATTGGATGGTTTAAATTTTACTATAAAAGATGAGGGTGGAAATGCTAAAAATCATAGAATAAGAATAACTCCAGATTCTGGATTAATAGATGGCGACAATTATGTTGACATGAAAATAAATTACATGGCTCTTAATTTATTAGCAAGAGGCGGTAATTGGTGGATAATTTAAAAAAACAAAATATATATGTCATTTATATACAACAACGAAATACAATATTCAGATAGCCAAAATTTAGATGCTTTTGGTAGACTTAGAACAAGCAATGTAACATCTCTTTTGGAGTATAAACATGTTTTTGATAAACTTCCTTTGGTTATCAATGAAGCAACTGGTGGTACGATAACGTCAACATTTGATTTGGCAAACTCTCAAGTAGTTATGACAGTTGCCGCAAATAATTCTTATGTTATAAGACAAGGTAAGTCAAGAGGTATTTACCAACCAGGTAAGGGTCAGTTGGTTGAGTGTAGTTTTGGTAATTTTCAATTAGAATCTAATGTAATCAAAAGAGTTGGTTATTATAATGCAGCCACATCTGCGCCATATAATACAGTTATTGATGGTTACTTTTTGGAGTCTAATGGAGTTACAAATACTATATCATTTCAATTGTGGCATAATGGCTCTAATATTTTGAGCGCAACTACTTCAAGTTGGTCTACAGATAATTATGATGTTTCTTTAATTGATTGGAGCAAAACTCAACTAATGCATACTGATTTTCAATGGTTGGGGGTTGGTAGGCTTAGATTTTCTTTGGTTATTGATGGAGCACCAAAAACTTTTGTAACTAATTCTGGTACAAATAATCTTACCACAGTATATATGAAAGCACCTAATCAACCTATAAGATATGAAATAAGACAAAGTGGAGCTGGTACAGGTGGTACATTTAATATGATATGCTCACAAGTTTCTTTAGAAGGAGCAATTAATAGTATACAAAAATCAACTTCTATAAGCGCTTTTGCTATTCAAAGCAAACCAACACAAAACGTCAAATATCCTATTGCTGGTTATAGGGTAAATAGTGGATATGGAGGGGTTAATATAACATTATCTGATACTCAAATTTTAAATGTAACAAATCCATCAAAAGCTGATTATTATATAACTGTAGAATTAAATCCTACTTTAAGTTCTGCTTCTTCATTTATAAATATTTCAAACACACCAGTTGATTATGCGTTATCAACTGGGCAAACAATAACAGCAAGCGGTCATATTATTGCTGCTTTTTTAGGTTCTGGCACTGGCGTTCAAGTAGATAGTTTCCAATTTCAAGACAACATACTAAGACCAGGTATTAATATAAACGGAACAAGAGATGAAGTTTGGATTTGTGTGGTTGGCAGTGGAAATAACCAAGATTATAGGTCTTCTTTAAATCTAAGTTATTTTGATTAAAATATTCAAAAATAAAAAAAGGTTAAAATTTTAACATATTTATATCAAAAGAAATGATTTATACTACAGGACAGACAATAAATGAAGTTTTTCTATCTGTTGACTTTTACAACAATCCAGTTGTTCCAGCAACGTTTGATTCTTATTTATTGAAAGACAGTGGTATATATACTGGAGTTACTTTAAATTTTAGTCTTGTCGATGCTTTGGCGGGACTATATCAATATGATTTTGTTCCAACAGAATTTGGGAATTATCAAGTATATATTAGCAATAATGAGGTGAGTCTTTTATATGTATCATCTATTTTTAAAGTTCAAGAAAATCAAAACTCGACTGTTTACGTAGGATTGTAATTTAATAAGTTTAAAATATATGGAGTTAGATAAACTATACAAAATTTACGCTTTATTAGAGCCTAATACTGAATTAGTTAGATATGTTGGTTTAACAAGAAAAAGTTTAAAAGAAAGATTAAGAAAACATTTAAGTGAAAAATTAAGAGGTAAAAAGGCAACTTATAAATATAATTGGATACAAAGTTTAAAAGAAAAAAACTTAAAACCAGAAATAATTTTATTAGAAGATAATTTAACTTTAGATGAGGCAAATAAAAAAGAAATAATTTACATTAAAACTTTTAAGTCTTTTGGTGCAAAATTAGTTAATGTTTCGATTGGTGGAAATTGTGGAGCTTCAGGTTATAAACACAGCGATGAACTAAAAGAATATTTTAGATATTTAAATAAAGGAAGATTTGTTACTCAAGAAACAAGAGATAAGTTATCGAAAAGTTTAAAAGGGAAAACTTCTTGGAATAAAGGAATTCCAATGAGAGAAGATGTAAAGTTAAAATTATCAAAAATAAAAACTGGAATTTCTTCTATTAAAAAAGGAAGAACAAAGTTTGATATAAATTTAATTATTGATTTAATAAAAAAAGGTTTTGCTATTAATGAAATAATGAAAAAAATTGATTGTTCAAAAGACGTTGTTTCAAGATTAATAAATAATATTAAAGATGAAGAGTTAAAAAATGAATTAAAAAAAATAATTTACGAAAATAAAATTAAAAAAATAAGTAAACAAAAAACAGGGAAAGAAACAAAAAACAAGAATATATCAAAATATGATGTAAAACACATTATAGAATTATATAAAAACGGAAGTAAAAAAATAGAAATTTCAAAAAAAATGAAAATTCCTCTATCAACTTTAACCAGAATATTAAAAAACATATGACGCAAGAACAAATATTAGAATATGCAAAATGTGTTGCAGACCCAATTTATTATTTAAATAATTATGGTTCTGTTTTTGATTTAGAAAAACAGAGAGTTGGGACATTAAGTTTATATGATTTTCAAATACCAGTAATTAAAGATTTTGAAAAATATAGAAATAATATTATTTTAAAAAGTAGACAGCAAGGATTAAGCACAATTTGCGCAGGCTACGTAGCCTGGAAACTAATATTTGGAACAGACGAAAGAATATTGATTGTTGCTAATGATAGAAAAGGCGCTATACGTTTTGCTGATTCAGTAAGAATATTTTTGGATAATACGCCAGAATGGATGCTTCCTTCAGAAAGATTAATTGATAACCAGCAGGAATTAAAATTATCAAATGGTTGCCAAATGAAAACGACAGCTTCAAGCCCACAGGCTGGTCGTGGTGAATCTTTGACGCTTTTAATACTTGATGAAACTGCCTTCATTGAACATGCTGATAGTATTTGGTTGGGTGCTGGTATGGCTCTTGCTGTAACTGGTGGTAAATGTATAATGATTTCCACGCCATTTGGAACGGGAAATTTATATCATAGAACTTGGGTTGCGGCAGATAAAAAAGAAAATGATTTTAATGCAATAAGAGTTCATTGGTCAACACATCCTGTTTTAGCAAGAGGATTAGAATGGAGACCTGATGAGTTTGGCGTTTCAAAACCTTGGAGTCCTTGGTATGAGACAGAATGCAAACGATTTGAATATGATAATGTAAAAATATCACAAGAGCTTGATTTGTCATTTGAAGGTTCTCGCAACCTCGTTGTTGATAATTCAATAATAGAAAGGTTTAGGTATAAACTTGTAAATAACATTGATTGTTATTATGATTACAATAATCCAGGAAACAAATTTGTCGATTATGAAACATCTTTTTATGTTTGGAAAAAACCTCAAGAGAATCATAATTACATAGTAGCAGCCGATGTGTCAAGGTCGGATGGTTCTGACTATTCAACTATTCAAGTTATTGATGCGGTAACTTTAGAGCAGGTTGCAGAATATCAAGGAAAAGTAATGCCTGACCAGTTTGCAAGAATAATTAGCAATGTTTCATCGGATTATAATATGGCTTATGTTGCAGTTGAATGTAACTCTTTTGGTCTTGTAACATCTCTTGCTTTAAAAAATGAATTACAATATCCAGCTGATAAAATATTTCACTCAAAAAGCGCAGTTCAACTATATAATAAATCTTGGAAAGTAAATTTAAAGAAGGATGAGGATATTCCAGGTTGGCAAACGACTTCAAAAACAAGACCTATAATAATTTCAACTCTTCAAAAATATATGAGAGAGGGTGAGGTTGTTATAAATTCATCAAGATTGTTGAATGAGTTTCAAACGTTCATATATGGAGCGGCTAACAAAAATTCAAACGAAGTTAAGGCTCAGCACGCCCCTGGCTATCATGACGATTTAATTTTTGCTTTTGGGATTGCTCTTGCAATAAGAGACACGGAATATCAAAACTTATATTGGAGTTCTGACTCTTTATCTGCAATGATAGAAGGTTTCAGAGTAGAAACTTCAAGATTTAGCATGAATAAATCAAAAGTAGAAAGTGCAAATCCTAATTTAAGCAACATTGAGGATGTTAAAAATAAAGATAATGACAATGATTTATCTTGGCTTTTGGCTCCGTTTAAAGGATAAATTGACAAAAAGCAAACTACTTATTATATTAAACAAGTAATTAAACAATATGGCAAATCAAAACGGAACAGTATTTTCAAGACTAATAAACACTTTAAGAAGAGGAAGAACGGGAATTGGTGACGACCAACAAAAAAAAGTTTTATCTAACCAACCAATCAATCCTTATGCTTCAATAGAGCAAAAACAACAAGAGTTTCTTGATGTTCAATCATCTAAAATTGCATACGATTTATATACTCGTTCTATATATTATGATACAGATAGATTAGCGGCATACAATGACTTTAAGGCAATGGATTTATCACCAGAAGTTTCAGCAGCACTTGACATACTCGTTGATGAAACTTGTACGAGGTCAGAAAAAGGAGATATATTACAAATATATTCTAATAATGTTAGAATTAAAGGTGTTCTTAAAGATTTATTTCATAACAATCTAAACATCAATTACAACTTAATGTTATGGACAAGAGAAATGTTAAAGTTTGGCGATTGTTTTGTAAAACTTGAAACTGATAGAAAGTTGGGTATTTTTGATTGCACTGCTTTACCAGTTCAAGAAATACACAGAGAAGAAGCTTATGATGGAAATCTTAACTCGGCAAGATTTAGATGGGACTTGAACAATATGTATTTTGAAGAGTGGCAAGTTGCACATTTTAGAATTGCAACGGACGGAGCAAGATTACCTTATGGTCGCTCAATTCTCGAACCAGCAAGAAAAATTTGGAAACAGTTACAATTAGCAGAAGATGCAATGTTGGTTTATCGTTTGATTCGTGCTCCAGAAAGAAGAGTGTATTATATTGAGGTTGGTAATACAGACCCTAAAGATATACCGCAGTATATGGAAAAGATGAAAGCTGCTGTAAAAAAGAGTTCTGTTGTAGACCCAACTACAGGACAAGTTAACTTAAAATACAACCCACTTACATACGAAGAAGATTATTTTCTTCCAGTGAGAGGCGAAAAAAGTTCAAAAATAGAAACATTGCAAGGCGCAGCAAATTTGAACGATATAATGGATATAGAATATCTC